AGAGATTGTTTTAAATTCCTCAATATTTTTAGGATCACTTAAGATGGATAAATGGTCCTCTAATACTGTTTTAAAACTTTCAGATACGTAATCGCCATCATCGAATGTAGAATCAAGTAATGATGATGCCATTTGTAAAACCTTTCAGGTATATATTATTAAATTGGAAGAAATAGAATAGTATTATTCTATCTTTTAGTATAGTGAAGCACTTATAAAAGGAAACCAAAATGACTGAACAAATTGAAACAGTCTATAATGAAAACGATATACGGTTAATTGGCGCGACAGCCTTTAATCCGTTTAGCGAATACACGTCTTCATCACGTGGTCAAATGCAGGCAAACGCCATTTCACAACACTATGTGATTAGTGGGTGTAAGCCGAATATGATTCAAACTGGTGCGGATATAGAGTATGGTAGATTCTCTAATTCCATTACCACACCCCATAACATGGTAGTATTTTCGATTGTAAACCGTTATATTCCGTCCCAACATAACGGCATTCAATTGAACCCACAACAAGTCGTTATCTATCAAACATTCGACGAAGGTTCTCGTCCATTATTTGGTATTATCGATATCACACGTTTTAGTTCATCACATCCTAAGTTTGGTTTTGAATATAAACCAACAGAAGAAGCACAACAGATTCGTGTCGGTAACAGTATTCCAAAAGGAACAGTATTATACGATACACCTGCAAAAGATAAACATGGTTTGTATTCACCAGGTATTGATTTAAATACTTTATATTCTTCCTTAGAAGGCACGATTGAAGACTCAATTCTGATTGCAAAAGATGTTGCACCATTACTTAAAACCAAAACATTTACCACACGTGTATTTGAATTAGGTGAAAAAGAATTCCCATTGAATCTTTATGGTGATGATGACAACTATAAAGTCATGCCAGATATTGGTGAATACTGCATTCCTACAGGCCAGGCATATTCAGGTATTGTCATGGCAAAACGAGAATATCGTCCAGACCTATTACCCATCATGTTTACAAAGAAATCTACACGGATTTTTGATTCAGTAACAGATGTACCACTGGATGGTAATGGTCAAGAAGCTCGTGTAATTGATATCATTGTATACAAACAACCTAAGACCAATACAGCTGTAGCACCTAAAGTCATGGAACAATTGGATAAGTATGCAAATGCTTATCGTGATTTCTGCGAACGCATTGTTAGCGAATATCGTAAAATCATGGCTAAGACTAATGGTAATGCAGAGTTTACAGATGACTTTGACCAACTGATTAAACACTGTATGGCTATTACCAATGAACAAACCAATGATGAACGTACACGTAATGTACCTATTCAAAAGGTTTCAAACTTCAATCGTAAGTTAGATGATATTACTATTATCGTAACAACAGAATACACGAAAGAAGTAGGGCCAGGTTTTAAAATCACAGGCTTACATGGTAATAAAGGTGTGATTGCAGATGTGGTTACAGTAGAACCATCTCAAATGCCTTACGACCCTATCACAGGTATTCGTGCAGATATTTGTATTGGTGTAAACTCTACCTTTAACCGGATGAACCAAGGTCAAACTTACGAAGTTAGCTTAAAAGCAGCCATGTTGGAATTGAAACAATGGGTGTGTAATACAGTTAACCTAAATGAGTCTACACCTAATCTACGTGATAAAGTAATTCGTCTTCCACGTGATGTGCTTGAACCTATCTTTGCACGTCTGGAAAGATTCTACGAAATCTGTTCAAACAAACATTACGATTTCTATAAATCAATGTCATTCCAAGAGAAGACAGTAGATTTGTACCACATGATTCACGAGACGCCAATCATCTGGATGCCTCATGGTAATAATCGCCGTATGTTGCATGTATTTAAAGCATTAAAAGAAGAAGGTTTCTTATCAGACCCAAACTGCTTAAGATTCTGGAATCCTTATAAACAGTGTTTTGAAGATACAGCTACACCACAACGTATTGGTCCACAATACTATATTTGTCTTGAAAAGATTGGTGATGATGCAGCAGCAGTATCTACAGCAGCAACACAACCAAATGGTATTATTGTTCCATTGACATCTAAAGATAAAACTACACAACAAATCCGTAAACAGGCTACTAAATTCCCAGGTGAGTCTGAAGGTCGTTTGTTAGTAGGTAGTGGCCCTTCTGGTTTAGCAGCAGTCCTACATGACCGTTCTAATAATCCAGAAACTGTTGATAAAATCTTAACAACGATTTATACAACAGACAGACCAACAGATATCGACGATGTCATTAATCCTAATGAGATTAATATTGGTGCAAATAGACCATTACAAATTCTTCGACATTTTATCCAAACAAATGGTACGAAGATGGTGTATGCTCCATTTGACCCAAGTCAACAAGTATTGTCTAAAATCGATCCTATTACAGGTGCAATCTGTATGGAAATTGATGAGAGTGATGATGAACAACCTAAACAAAAAGGTAGTAGGGGTAATAGTAATCAACAATCAAATGACG